TTAAAAAAGAAGTAGATAAAATAGAAACATTAGATCAATCATATAGAATACCAGGTGGTCCTATACACGAACTATCACAAAAAATAATAAGTAAAGTACAAAATAGATTTGATAAAGGTTATAAACCTAGAGAAGAAGAAGGATTATTAAAAAGATATTCTGATGTAACACAAGTAGATATGTCAAAGGGTAATTGGTTAGTATTAGCATCAGCTAATCATTTCCTTGATGATATAAAAGAATTATGTGAATTACGTGGTTGGTATTATCAACACAAAGGTAGAAATTCTATTGATGTAAAATTGTTAATGGCTTTACAAAATTGGGAGCATTGGAGAAAAGGTGCAATGCTTACACATATTGAGGTCAAAAACATATACCAATATTTAGGCACAAATGTGGCAGACGGATTTAGAGAAGGTAAATATAGAATAGAAGATTGTAAAAGAGATTATGGATTATTAACAGATAAGGTTTGGTATGAATCGTTTGAAGGTCTTGATAATTTTACAGAAAACTATATAAGAAACATGAGGGCTAACGGTGAGAAGATAAACGCTAATCCTCGTATTAAAATGTCAACAATACATGGAGCAAAAGGAGGAGAAGCAGAGAAAGTATTAATCTTACAAGATCTTACTAATGCAGCATTAGAAACTTTTAGTTATGATCCTGATGAATTACATAGATTGTTTTACACAGGCACAACTAGATCACAAAAAGAATTACACATAGTAGATCCTAAAAACTTTGATAGAGCTTACATATTATGAAACAACCACCAAAAGGCACTGAAGAATATAGAACTTATAAAAGAAATTTAGAATATATATACGCTAATACTGAACATGGTTTCCTTACAAGATTGTTTCAAAGTATTTACACCAGAGCAAAAAGCAATCAAACACATAGAAATAAAGGATGGATACCAGAAATTACTAAAGAACAATTATGGCAACTTTATCATAAACAAGTTAAAATTTATGGAAAAGTATGTTTGTATTGTGGTCAAGCATTAACTTTTAATAGAAATAAAAGAGAAAAAACATTAACAGAGGAAAAAATACAACAAATTAGAACTAATATATCTATAGATAGATATGATCCAGATCAAACTTACAAACAAGGCAACATAGCTTTTTGTTGTTGGGATTGTAATCTTAAAAAAAATAGTTCTAATATAAAAAACTGGGTTAATTTTTTGAAAGGAAGGAAAAAAATAATAAAATGAAAAAAAATCTAACGAAAGAATACTTAGAGACAGCGGTCAAGTTAATAACTGGACCAAGAGCTAAAGACTATGGTGATAAGATACAAAACCATGCAAACATTGCTAAACTTTGGTCTGCTTATTTAGATAAAGAAATCACAGCACACGATGCTGCTATCTTATTAGGATTGTTAAAAGTAGCGAGAGCTAAGTTTGGTAATCCTCATCCTGATACATACATTGATGCTGCAGCTTACATGGCCATCGCCGGCGAATGTAAATTTGAAGGCGACGATAAATGAGAACTGTTCAACCACCATTATTTACTCCTGAAACAGAATGGGTAATGCCGGATGAACTTAAAGATCTTACACAGTACAAAGAGATAGCTGTAGACTTAGAGACTAACGACCCGCAACTAACTACACTTGGAGCGGGGAACGTGGTTGGTCGAGGTCATATTGCAGGTGTCGCTTTGGCTGTAGAAGGTTGGTCAGGTTATTTTCCAATAGGTCATGAGAATGGTGGCAACATGGATGCAACGTTAGTATTTAGTTGGCTAAGAGATATATTTAAAGATCCAAACAAAACATTTATTTTTCACAATGCAATGTATGATGTGTGTTGGTTAAGATCAGTAGGTATAACAATCAAAGGTAAGATTGTAGATACAATGATAGCTGCATCATTAATAAATGAAAATAGATTATCATATAGATTAGACTCACTAGCAAAAGAATATGTTGGTAGAGGTAAAGATGAGAAAGTATTACAAACAGCAGCAAAAGCATGGGAAGTAGATGCTAAAAAAGATTTATGGAAACTTCCTGCAATGTTTGTAGGTCAGTATGCAGAACAAGATGCTGAGTCTACACTAAACTTGTGGCAAAGATTAGAAGTAGAATTATACTCACAAGAACTTATGTCTATATTTAATCTAGAGTTAAGATTATTTCCTTGTCTTGTAGACATGAGATTTAAAGGTGTACGTGTAGATATAAATAGAGCAAATGAAATTAAACAAAATCTTATAAAACAAGAAAAAGATATACTACATAAAATAAAACAAATAACTGGTGTAGATGTAGAGATATGGGCTGCAGCTTCTATTGCAAAAGTGTTTGATAAATTAAAACTACCATATGATAGAACACAAAAAACAGGTGCACCTAGTTTTACAAAAAACTTTTTAGCTAATCATCCACATGAAATAGCAAAAGATATAGCAAACTGTAGAGAAATAAATAAAGCCAATACCACATTTATAGAAACAATAATGAAGCATGAACACAAAGGTAGAATACATGCAGATATAAATCAAATTAGATCAGATGCTGGTGGTACAGTTACAGGTAGATTTAGTATGTCGAATCCAAATCTACAGCAGATACCTGCAAGACATAAAGAATTAGGACCAATGATAAGATCTATATTTATACCTGAAAAAGATACGAAATGGGGTACGTTTGACTACTCACAACAAGAACCTAGAATTTTGGTACATTACGCAAAACTGCAAAATTTGCCTGGTGTTGACGAAATTGTAGCCTCATACAAGGCCGGAGACGCTGATTTCCATCAGGTCGTGGCCGACATGGCAGGCATAGAACGGAAGCAAGCCAAGACGATTAATTTAGGTCTAATGTATGGCATGGGTAAAAATAAATTGATGGCAGAGTTAGGATTGATGAAAGACTCTGCAGAGAAACTAATAGCACAATATCATAGAAAGGCACCATTTGTTAAAAGACTTATGGATGATGTTATGCGTAAAGCAAATGATAGAGGTAAGATAAGAACATTATTAGGTAGAGCATGTCATTTTGAATTATGGCAACCTGTACAATTTGGTGTCTACAAACCTTTACCACTAGAAGCAGCAAGAAAAGAATATGGAGATCATTTGCGAAGAGCTTTCACATACAAAGCATTAAACAGATTGATACAAGGTTCTGCAGCTGACATGACAAAAAAATCTATGGTATCACTTTACGAAAATGGTATAGTGCCACATATACAAATACATGACGAAGTAGATATATCTGTGGAGTCAGATAAAAAAGCTGAAGAGATTACAAAGATAATGGAATCAGCTGTTGAGTTAAAAGTTCCAAACAAAGTAGACTATGATAGTGGAAATAATTGGGGCGAAATAAAATGAGGATTTACTATGTCTTATTTAAATGCAAACATTCCTGTACAGTATGCACAAATACGAAGGGAATATCTTTATGACCTCAAGAAACACCACGGAGAAGTGGAAGATTGCATTATCTTTGGCATCACATCACTTACAGGGCATGCTATATTGTTTCATGCAATTATGGAAAATGGTGCTGTCTTCTATAGGTTGCCGATTAATGCCTTTATTCAAAGAGGTTTCAAACCACAAGATGTTCCAAAGTATAGACTGGACGAGCTTCAGTTATGGAATTGTTTTAGTTATTATCCTGCAATTACTGTTTGGGATCTTTTAGGCGGAGTTTCCGGTAAATTTTGGGGTAAAGACAAAAAATGGCACAAAGGAAAATATCTTTTTACAGTTGACTTTGGTCATCCCGAGGCTAATATACTAGACTCTGATCACTCAGAGATACCGCATGAACATAAATGCGCACACATCATAGGCCTAAACGACGGTAACTATGCAGCACAGCCAAACAACAGATGTATATGGGACTTACCATCTTTTACAGTAAAAGAAGAAGTACCAGATTGGAAAGTACAGACTAATGAATGGAGTGTTGAAAATACAAGTGAATGGGTAACAGAAGATTCTGATAGATTCTTCTATGACATTAAGGAGAAAAAATGAAAAGTATTTGGTTAAACATTAAAAGAAAAATAATCTTAATTAAAGATAAGATTGTTCAAACTGTTAAAAATATCCTTCATTGGGTATACAAACAGTACGACAGTTTTAATAAATAATCATAAACAAAGGGGGCTGTTATGAAATACAGAACCTTAAAAAGACTTAGAGTCGCTCGACAAATTAGGGAGAGAAGATTAAAGTTTATAAAAACTATGAACTATATAATTATAACTTTAATATTAATAATAATTTATGTTGGATTAACTAATGGCTAATAAAAAACCTAAAAGTAAATTAGAATGGTTTAAAAAAAATATAGTAATTGTACCGGTTGTAGGAGCAATCTTAGCCGGAACTTTTACATCTGTTAGATATGTATTGACTATGACAGATACTATTCAGATTAACAAAGAGATACTTACACAAGTAACTCAAGATCTAGAAATACAAAAAGAAATGGTTAATGATATTAAACAAAGATTAGCCAGAGCAGAAGCAACATGGGATATGGCAGAAAATATATTCCAACAACTAGCAGATCAAGTAAGACAACATGAATACGATATTAAAGATCTTAACCGTTAGTATAGTTATTGCTTTGTTTTCTACAACAGCACAAGCACGTAACGAATACTTAAACGATGGTACAAACAGCTGCGATCAAGGCAGTTGGGAAGCATATACAGAAGTAAGACAG